AAATACTGGATTTTCTTCATTCGAAGTAATAATCCATTTTTGTTCACTTTGATTTGCACAATGTGCTGAAAATCCACCAGGAATAAAATCTAGTTTTACAGAATCATCGCGTTCTGCATCCATAGCGCGGATTTCAATGGTTTTATCAGAAATAACTTTAACAACCTCGAAAGGGTTAACATCAGAGTAGCCAATGTGATTTGCAAATTGTGTCATAATCGTTTCTCCTCATTGATTATAGTAATACTATACCATAAGTTTCTGCAAATGTACACAAAAACCTTTTGTTTGTTTTCAATAGGTTATCATTTTTTTATAAATAGTAATAGATGAGTTGACATACCTTTATAATTTTATATGATTATACAGAAAGGTATGTCATATGATCGATCCAGTTAGTGCCATAGGAATGGCAACAGCAGCATATAATGGTATTAAGAAAGCAATTGAAACAGGCAAAGAAATTTCAGAGATGGGTTCTACCTTGAATCAATGGGCCACGTCTCTTTCTGATTTAGATTTCGCGCATAAACAAGTACAAAATCCTCCATTTTTCAAAAAGATGTTTGGTGCTAGTGAAATAGAACAAAACGCACTAGAAGTCTGGGGCCAAAAACAAAAAGCTAAAGAAATGCGTGATGAATTACGTAGTTACATTAGCTTATATTATGGTCCATCTGCTTGGGATGAGATTGTACGTATAGAATCTAAAATGCGTAAAGAACGTAAAGATGCTATATACGAAGCTGAAGAACGTAAACAAAAAATGCTAGAAGTTTTAGTTGGAATTGGTCTTTCTATTGTAGCTGCTTTAATTCTATTTACAATATTTTATTTTATAGGTAAATCGCAAGGTAAGTGGTGAAAATAGTACAGCTGAAAGGTAATAAGTGGGGATTGGTTAGTAACAATGGCCAGCTTCTTATTGTTACTAGAAACCGGCGCATTGTTGAACATCATTTAGTTAAGATGCTTTCTTCCGGCGACGACGAGGAGCAGGCTTAGGCTTTTCTTCTTCGTTTACCTTTTCTTTCTTAGCTTCTAGACGATCGATTACTTCTTCGCCATCCATCCAAATATCTTTGTTATTTAGAATAGCTTCTATTTCTTCTTCGGTTAAAAAGTTTGCATAGATTTCACGAAGTAATTTCTCAGACCATTTACGCTCATGAACAATATTATCATACATTTCACCGCCCTTACCAATGGTTCCGCCTGAATAGTTGTGGAACATAAACATTGAGTGACCTGAAACTTCAAATCCATCAGCACATAAAAATACCATTGTAGCTGCAGACATACATGCGCCTTCTACAGAACAAATCACGGTACCTTCACATTCTCCTAAAACTCTCATCATTTGAATTGCAGTAAATAAATCACCACCATAAGAGTTAATATGGATATTCACAACATCGTTTTTTCCAGCATTACGAATTGCATCAAACCAATCGATGTATTCTTCTGCTCTTTTAATTTCTCCTGAAAGATAGAACTCGTGGATGTTAGCTACAGCTCTATTTGTGAAATATGTTCTTTTTTTGTCTTGACCCATTAGCATATCCATTAAATCGTCGTTCATCGACTATCCTCACTTAATTGTTTAATTTTTTGCTCTAATTCTACAATTTTGTCTTCTAGTTCTTTTATATATTCTTCAACTACTTCCTTATCGCAAAGGGTTTCACAACAAATACCAATTTGTTGATGTGCTCTAGTGGCCAAACATTTTTCTCGTCTTGTACTCATTAATTGTTTCCAATAGTTTTGGGGCCCAGTTATCTCTATGTTCTTTAAACACTTGTGCAGGTTCTCCATCTACAGAAATAATGGTAACAATATTAGTAATAGGCATTCCTGTTCGTTCTTCCCACATAATTGCATATGCCGATTCTTGAATGAAATAACCTTCAATCCATTCTTTCTTTTTTAATTTCCGAGAAGTTTTGAAATCCACAATAGATAACACACCATCAAACTCAGCCACGCAGTCGACTCTACCAGCCAGCTCCAAGTGTTCTGAATACAAAGGGACTTCTTGGGCGTACACCTTTCCAATTCGTTCATCTAAAATACCTTTAATGTCTTTAAAGTTTTCGATAACATTAGGCATATAGCCTTCTGTATAATTTTCTTTATTGTTAATATAGTCTTCAACAATAGCATGAACTGCTGTCCCACGAGTTGCAGCTCGATGAGATATTTTATTTGCTTCTTCTTCGCCTACACGTTTACGCCAGGCTCGAATAGCATCTTCGCTTAAGATAGAAAGTACAGTGGTGACACTAGGATAAGAAATCCCATTGGGACACTTATATTTTCGTCCTGTATCAGTGGTCTCAGCCGATATATCAGCGTATCCAAGATCGATACCAACATGTTCAAATTTCCTCGGTGGGGTCAATATAGTCATAATTTATCTTATTCACTAGTGTTTGGTTAATTTTAGTTTTTCGCTTTGTTTCTACTCTTTTGATACGTAGATCTTTTTCATCGCGAGAATAAACTTTATTCTTACCCTTTTTCTTATTACGAGAGTCAAAACGTCCGAATTTTGCCATAATCCTTTTCCATAGTCATTTAATGCCCATATGTTCCTTTGTCATAATATAATCTCTAACAAGACCGGAACGTACAATGTCTTGCCAAGAGAATTCTATTGTTTCGAAATATTTTAATTTATCTATAATATCTAGAAACTTTAAAATACCATTTTTGTCTTTTTCTCTATCAAAGTCTGTTTGATAATAGTCACCACACATGATGAATCGGCAATTTTCACCAACACGTGTAATGACCGAATCTAATTCATGGAATGTTAAGTTTTGCATTTCATCAACTAAGATAATGGCATTTGAAATAGTAGTACCACGAATAAAAGACGTTGTAAGGAAATCAACAGCACCTTGTTGTACTAATTTATTCCAGCCTTCAGGATCAGAAATTAGCTCCGATACTATTCCACGATACGGGGCAGTATAGGCATCTTTCTTTTCTTCTTCAGTTCCTGGTAAAAATCCAATATCGCGCGTAGGAACAATAGAACGTATGATAACCAATTTTTCATATTGTGTCTCCTTATCAAGGACATCTTCTAATCCAAGATACATCGATAAAAATGTTTTACCAGTACCAGCTGATCCAGCTAAACAAATATTAGAACCTTCTTTATATGCTTCAAATACCTTTTTCTGATTTTCTGTAATTGGTGAAAGTGTTTTTAGCGCCTCGAGGCGAACTTTTAATGATCTATTCATTTAGTTTTAATCGTATTATTTTTGCCAGAACCATCTTTGATTTTGTTCAATACATCTTTGAATCCATCGCTGGTTCTTGAATGTAGTGAACCAACCATTGATACAATTCTTGGAGCAGCTTTTAAGAATTGTTCCATATGTGGATTATCTTTTTTATATTTGTCTAGTTCAGATATTCTCATAAGAACTTCGATTTCTTCACCAGTTTCTTTATTTCGAAAGTTATAGGTTGGCATCTTTTTCCTCAGCTTCGCGATACATGCGCTTCATATATTCATAATAGCGTTCTTGCCTTTGTACAATCATAGGCTTTGGTTCTTCTTTCATAAATTCAAACTCTAATTGTTCTTCTACTTCAAAAACCATCGTGGAGTCTCCCTTTTTGTCCAAACCATTTTAAAGTTATCCTGCTTTGTCTTATAGTACAATTGGTACGACTTTACAGGGTCGTGTTCAATTATACATTCAGGATTATTTTTCATGGCTAGCTTAAAAGGAGATCTAAGTCCATCTGGAATATTGCGAGGTGGAAGCTTAAGCGGTAGCTCTAGTAAGTGAAAAGTTGAATGTACCTTTTCATAACGATATTCATATTCTTTACACAAAGCAAAGAAATGGTCATAATGCCATCTATAATTAGCAATATTTTCCATAGTCCATAAAGTACATGGATGATTCCAATGTACAGCTTTGTACAAAATGTCTTCTCTTTTATCTGGCAATTCCCAATACTTGGTCATAGTTTTACCAGATTTAGATGGTCGTTTTGTTTCTTTACCGTCAAGTATCCTATGCGCGGTTGACATCATTTGCGCAGATTCTACAATCATTTTTACAACGTGCTTGTCACATTGCATTCTAGCTGCCTTGACCGGACTTTCGTCAAGAATAAAAAGATTCATGTAAACATCCTCACTTTCATATAGTATATATTATACTACAATCGAGTGAGGATGTAAACAGCTTTATGCAGCTTTTTCTAATAAAATTTCTTCTAGTTCCTCTATTCTTGATTTCATGTAATCATGCTTCTTTTGAAGCACATACGCCTTTTTACTATTACCCCTAACTTCTTGTCTTCTTATAAAATATTCCATCTCCCTACAGTCTCTCTTTAGTCGTTCAATTTGTGATCCAAACATTGTACATTCCTCTGTATAGTTAATTCTATTAGAATTTTTACGGGTACGAATAGTAGAACCTCCTTTTATAAATGAAAAAAGGGACCGGCCACTTTGAGTGGCTGATCCCTGGATTAGCTATGAGTAACATTAATATCCTCATAACAGTATTTATAAAATTTTTATTCTCTAATGAGGCCTGGAAACGCTTCTTGTACAAGTTTTTTAGTAATACCAGAAAAATGTGCTGAATTATTTGATTTAATGAATTTTTTATCTTTCATCATAATAAGTAGATTACCCTCTTTTGGATGAACAGTTTCTAGAATATTAATAAACATTTTTTCTCGTTTTGGAGCCGGCATATTCTCACCAGGACCACCCTTTACAAAGTATTTAAAACGTTTTGTTTGGTTAAACAAAGAATTTCTAGAATATCCCATTCTTTCTGGATCTTCGTGTGGTGGTTTACCTTCTGGAAGAATAAACTCAATGGTGTCATCCATTCCTCCGCGTAAAATATCGCGTAAGGCTAAATGGTTATATTCTTGGAGAATTTGGATTTTTTCTTCTTTGGTTTTGGCCGCAGCTGCTTTTTCAAGAATCTCATGAATCATAAGTCTCATTACGTGAATTCCTCTACGCTCTCAATTAGTAGTTTACAACGCTTTTTAATTAGGTAATTTAAAACCTTAGATTTATGCGCTATTTTTTGGTTATCGAATCTATTTATAATATCAGCTTTTAAGTTTTCTGGAGTTTCAGCCAAGTCAATAAGCTTCTTATTACGACAATAGTTTCTATAAATTTCTTCGGTCATTACTGATTGAAGGTTTTCAGCGTTTTCAAGATAGTGCTCTATCTTTTTCTTAGTCATGGGCGATTGTCGTAGCCCATCCACAAAAGTATTATCACCGCTAAGGATATTAGGTACTCCATCACTTGAATCTCCTTTTAAAATTTGTTCAAACAAATAACGGCGGGGGTTTGAGTCTTGAATAAACTTTTTAGTCATAGGTGAAAATTGGCGAACATTATTATATTTCTGTAGCTGAATAAAGTCTTTATCTGCAGAAACAATCATAACATCGTCGTGTTGGCCAAATTCTTGCGTACGTTCTACAAGAGTACCAATAATATCGTCGGCCTCACAACCATCGATCTTAACAGTTTTATAGGGAAGGTTTTCACCAATCTCTTCAAATACTAAATTGATAATACGGAAGATCTCATTCCAGTCAAGCGATGATTCTTCACGTCCATCGCGCCGCTTAAATTTATATTGTGGAAATACATCCCGCCGCCAATTAGAGGAATCAGTTGCTATAACCATTTGGCCATATTCTTTACGGAATTTTTTATTGTACATACGAATAGAATTCAGAATCATATGCCGAATCATATCTTCTTGTACATCTAGTTTTTGGGTAA